ATGGAATCTTTGACTCAATCAGAACGCGCAATACTTCAACAGATGATAGCAGATAAGGAATTTTAAATGGCTAGTAATATTAGTGTAGCAGACCTTATGGGTGCTATGAATGGATCTAGTTCTAGCACTACTCCTACGCCTACAACTACTCCTGCAAGTACAGATATTAGTGTAGACTCTCTTTTAAATTCTTTAGGAATGACCCAAAAACAAGAAGAAGGAACCCCAACTAAAGGAGTAGACGCTAACTATGCTGAACTAGCAGGTCAAGGTTTTTTAAGAGGTGTTGAGAAAGTGGGGGCTGGCTTCCAAGAGCTAGGTCGGTCTGCTATTACCGAATTAACAGGGTTTGATGTTCTAAGTGATTGGAAAAAACAAAGGATTGGTAAAGAGCAGGAAATAAATGATTACGTAACTCAAATGAATTACGCAGAGCAGTTAGCTTATGGTAGTGCGGCTATGACAGGAGAAACTGCATCTTATGTAGGGGCACTACCTGCAAAAACTGCAAAATCAATATTAGCCACAAGTGCAGTTTTAGGAGCTAGTTTATCTACATCCGATGGTGCTTTAATATCGCAAGAAAGGACTATGAATATGTTGGTAGCTGCTAACTTAGGATTAGCACCAACGGCTTTATTAAACACAGGTAAATACTTGGCAGGAAAAGTTATAGTAGATCCTCTAAAAAAGGCTGTAGATTTCTTTAGTGCAAGGGGAGGACGTAAAAAAGCATTAGAAGGAGTAACTGCCCCTGCTGTACAAGAAGCAGTAGACGCAGGTAGTCGATTAGGAGTCCGTATTACACCAGCAGAAGCTTCAGCAAACCAAGTTATTTTAACTAGGGAAGCAGGAGCATTTTCAGGGTTAAATCCTGAGAAAGCATTAGTAGCTCAAGACATAAGAATGCAGCGTGATTCAGAGTTAGCAGGTGTTGTTGGGTCGTTCATTAAAAATATTGTACCTGAAGGAAAAGAAGTAGCTAAAGCAACACTTACATCTTTATACAAAAAAGCGTTTGACGTAACAATGAAACCTAAATTTCTTCAGAATCTAGAAGATAATCCTATATTTAAAGCTGCTAAAAAAAGTCTTATGGCAGATCCAGCAAAAGCATTAAACTTTAAATCTTTAAGAGAAGGTTCTTTAGGGCAAGTTGAAATGGTCAGGAGAGAAATATCATCTAAGGCTCACGCTGCTACTACATCAATAGATACTTTAGAACGACAAAAAGCAGGAGCATTAAGAAGCGTTAACTCGCTAATTAAAGGCGCATTAAAAAAATCTAGTGATGAATATGCTTTAGCACTTCCTATAGCTCAACGTCAAATTGCTCAAAAAAGAATTTTAGATAGGCTGGCTGAAATAAAAACTAAAGGAGTTCCTGAAGGTACAAGTATATACAACGCTACTCCAGATCAATTTTATGATGCAATATTAGCAACACCACAACAAAGAACGGAATTAGCTAGGCAGTTAAAAGATGTAGGAGGTAGTTCACAAGCTATTGATGATCTTGCTTTTATCTTAGCTAGGCTAAAGAACACTCCTTTTAAAGCCTTAAACGCTGCCGAACAAGGTGCTGTAGCACAGTCTGGTTCTTTTGGATTTGGTAAGCTTGGTGTCGTTGCTGCTAATACAATAAGCTATATGAGAGGTCGTCATAATCAGGCTATGTTGGATATAGTAACAAACGGTAAATGGCAAAATTCATTAATTAAAGTTAAAAAAATTAAAGATCCAGTAAAACAGCGAGAGGCACTTAGCACAACACTTGCTTATATTACAGCATCTAATGTGGCTGAAGCTTCTCAGTCAATGGATCTACAGGGGATGTTAAGTCTAAACAATGAACAAAGAACTTCAGCACGATAAAGGAACACACCGATGATAGAAGAAGGTATGGCTCAGTATGAAAAAATAAAACAGGAAATATCTGGGATGTGGTCTTCCATAGATGGTGTTATGCTTGCAGCTAAAGCGTCTGACGCGCTGAAGAACGCAGCAGGTACTCCAGAGAACGCTACTCAGGTAGAAGCTATAGAGAAGTCTAGAAAGGGAGGTGAGCCTGTACAGTTAGAGGCTGGTCTGTTTGAAGATACTACAGCCGATACATTGGTGGCTGACTTAGGTGCTGAGGAAACAGAAGTAGATTCTGGTCTTAGTTTAGTAGATAAAATCATATCAGATTTCGATAAATCAGAAGGTATCTTTAAACATAAGAGTGTAGAGGGTGGGGCAGACACTAAGCCTTATGGCCTAAAAGAAGGTATAACAGATTTAAACATGACAGATTTTACTGGTTCTGATGGAAAAGTAGATTACAAGGCTGCTGCAACAAGTTTAATTAATATGAGAGTAGGACAACTTCAAAAGTCATACCCTGAGTTTGATTCTATGCGTAGTGGTTTACAAGAAACACTAATAAGCACTATATGGAATCAAGGAATGTCGGGAGCAGATGAGTTAAAGAAAAGTCTTAATGCTGCTATGAATCTTACAGGTGAGGCTCAAGTCGAGGCTGTGCAGTCTAGCTTAAAGAATCAGCTATTAGATGGAGTGTCTACTAACGACCCTAAAGACGGTAAGCTGAGGCCGATAGGTGGTCTTGTATCACGTAAAGCAGCAGATTATAACTTGGCTGCGGAAGCCTACGGGTTTACTCCTATTTCGTCTTGGAAATTAGAAAAGGACGTAGTTGATGTAGGAGGTAAGACATACAGGGAAAAGGTCACTTACTTAGACGCGAAAGGTAATGAAATAATGTCTCACAGAAAGCAGAGTAAAAGGCACAGTAAGTCAGTTACTAATGAGGGATCTCTAGACTAAATTTTAGGCAAATAAAAAGGCCCCTTAGATTTCTCTTTGGGGCCTTTTTTGTTTACTTTTTTCTGTTACCTACATTATCTTCTAACTCTATAAGAAGGTCTACGTAGTGCTTGATCTTTTCTAAGTCCTGTATGCCACCCTTATTACGCCACCTAGAAATGTATTTAACTACACTACCCTCGATAAAAGATAAGTCATTAGCGTGTATGTATTCAATAGGCTGTATACCACCCATCTGATAGTGGGCCCCTCCTATCTGGTTATTTAGTGCTGAATCAGGTTCCATCTTCAAAGTCTCCCCTATCTATGGCTATCATTAATTTATCGTCAAACCGTTCCAGTAATTCTTCAGCAGAGATACATAATATTTCAACTAACAGGTCTATATCGTAGTCTCTTTTTATGTCTTCTATTAGCTCTACTACTGGTTTATCCATTGACGGTCTTACTCCACTTATTAAGGGCTTTCATATCATCTTGTGAGAACCATTTAATGTCGTGCTTATCACACCATCCTGCGTTAGTTAGTTTAGATCCTTTCCGTAGTTTCTGGTGAGGCTTAGACCAGACAAAGACAAGTATCTTATTTTCTTTTAGCATTTGGTCGTGGATAGCTTTGTACTTCTGAGTGTCTCCAGACCTAAAGAATCCTTTAACTTCAATAAAGATATTACCCTTAATGAAGTCTGGATTGTAGGTCTTGTGAATGATGTAATTCATCTTCTCAGACTCATAACCCCACTCAGTCAGACCTACAGCAACCCTAGCCTCTAGTTTACTTCTGTACTTTGGCAGTTGCTTTTTTGACATCTGGAATATCCTTTAGTAATGCCTGTACCATTTGACCTGTACCGTCAATGAAGGGACTACTGTGCAGATCCCAACCTTCAGACAATAGGGTGTTGATTTGCTCTTCAAAACGCTCTGAGCGTGGGGTCTTAACTACCTTATAGGTTAAACTCATATTACTTAGTCTCAGTTATTTCAATTACTCTGGGCAAACTCCAAACCTCAGTCAAGAACTTAGGGCCTGTACTATACAAGAAAGTCCTTAATTCAGGGTAACAAGTGTGCTTATAAGGGCAGTAAGAACATTGTGTAGATAGCTTCATATTCCCACTTTTACCGTCTGGTACGGGATAACTACACGGCTCAGGCATTTCATCTTTAGATACAATATCTTTTAAGTGAGTGATCCTGTCCTCAATGCTTTCACCTTCTGTCAAGTCTATCATTGCTAAAGCTAAATGTCCATTGCCTTTATCCATAGCCAACCAGCCACCCTCTTTAACGCCAAGCCCTGCACCATAGCCTTTTAACTGATCTACATAACCAAACGGATCATCAAATTCTACAGTGTTATCCTTGAACTTTTTAAAGGCGTAACTGGAGGCAGATTTAACGTCTATAAGTTTACCATCAATAGTACAGTCCATAGAGCCCTTGACTCCATTAACCTCTACCTTATCTTGCTCATTAGCGACTGTATGACCACCTAGACGTACTAACAATAAGACTAACTCTTCTATGACATGACCGTACAGGAACTTAATCAACGTAGAGGGCTCTAATTCCTCTTTAGGGTAGTCTTTGGAGTTAAGCCATACCTGTCTATCAGGTTTGCCTACGGACGACATACGCAAGCGTGTGGAG